GTTTGTAATTTAAACAGAGAAATAAAACACTCAGTTTTTAATTCAATTGACACAAACACATTTAAAGAAAATAGTATTGTTGATTTAGACCTTAGAACTAGTGGTATTTCTCACGGTAAAAAATCATTCTTTAACTTAGAAGTTAACCTATACACTAACAAAGAATTTGATTTTAAGTCAACAGAATTAAAAGAATCTATAAAAAAAATTGTAAGAAATATTGTAAGAGATAATATAATAGAAAATAAATACTTTGACTTTTCATTATCCAAAAGTAAGTAAAGATGATTCTTTGATATATTTATCTTAAAAACGATTAATGAAACAATTAAGAATTTTAGAAGCAAGCGAAGTAGGTCATGGTATATTGATTGAAATGGACGCAGGTTGGGTTTCTCCAAAAGACATTCGTAACTCCGAAATATTAAAGGAAGCATCAAACTTAGATTATAGAAACCCATTTGAATTCTATGCGGTATTACAGAAATATGATACACCAAATAGAAACGGAAGATTTTATCCTGAAAGGATATTAAAAAGAGAGGCTGAAAATTATAAAAAAGCAATTGCCAAAGGATTATCAACTTCTGAACTTAACCATCCTGAGTCATCTTTAATTGACTTAGATAGAGTATCTCACATAATCACTGATATATGGTGGGATAAAAATATTTTAATGGGTAAACTTAAATTATTAACTTCACCAGGATTTCATGAAAGAGGTATTGTATCAACTAAAGGAGATCAAGCCGCCAACTTAATGAGACAGGGCGTTACTATGGGGGTTTCATCAAGAGGTGTTGGATCTTTAAAGAAAGTAGGAGAAAGAAACGAAGTACAAGATGACTTCGAGTTAATTTGTTTCGATTTAGTGTCATCACCATCAACACCAGGAGCTTATTTATTTAATAATCCTGAGGATAGACATAAATATGATGAAAATTTAGAGGAAGAGAGAAGACATAAGTCACCTGAAAAATCAGATTTTCAATCTAAAGGAGTTGACTTAATGAAAAAATTAACCGATTATTTGGGTAAATAAAAATATTATGGAAGAAAAATTTTTTGTGGCGAAAGTCCAGTATGATTTACCTGATGAAACTAGTGGTAAAATTAAAAAAATCAGAGAAGAAAAATTAGTTAGAGGTTATTCTGTTACTGATGTTGAAGCAAAAGTTACTGCAAAATATCAAGGGTTTACTAATGATTGGAGAATTACTTCAGTATCTGAAAGTAAAATAGATGAGGTAATTGAGTAATTTATTGGTTTTTAAATTAAAAAAAGTGGTCTTATGACCACTTTTTTTTTGCTTGGATATATTTATATGTTGATATAATTTTTAATAATCAAGATTATATTCATAAAACATTAAAAAAATAAGGACACATTATTCATATAATAGTGTTTTTTTATTTTTGGTGATATTTATTAGTTAAAATAAAATAGATTTTCTATATGAAAGAAAACAAATTAGTTCAAGAGGCTATTATTCAAATGAAACAAGTTGAAGAAGCAATAGCTGAAAACGCAAAAGGAATACTTGCTTCTACTATGAAGGAAGAAATCAACCAATTAGTAAAAGAATCTCTTTCCGAACAATCTGACGAAGATGAGATTGAATTAGATACTGACATGGAAATGTCGGCTGATAACGATGAAATGGATGTAGACATGGATATTGACTCAGATGAAGAATCTGATGAAATGGAAATGGAAATGGACTTTGAAATGGATTCGGATGAAACTCCAATTGATTTAACCGACGCTTCTGATGACGAGATTTTGAAAGTTTTTAAAGCTATGGGTGAAAACGATGGAATTATCGTTAAAAAAGATGGTGAAGACATTCATTTAACCGATAATGATTCTGATGTTGAATACCTAGTTAAACTTGGTGAATCTGAAGACGAAATGATGGAAGAAGAGGACGAAATGATGGAAGAAGAGGAAGACATGATGGAAGAAGAGGAAGACATGATGGAAGAATCTGACGAATCGGTTGATGATGTAATTGACGCTATTTTTAGTGGAGATATGTCAGGTGTTGACTCTGAAGAAGAAGTTGTTTACGAAATAGAGTTAGATGAAGAATCTGAAATGGATGAAGAATCTGAAATGGAAATGGATGAAGAATCTGAAATGGATGAAAATTTAACTAATGAAACCTACAAACCTAAAGGTGTTGGTATGGGTAAACCTAAATTTAAATACAAAAAAACTACAGGTGGATTTAAAGAGGATATGAAACAAGGTCCTAAATCTGTAGGTACTGGTAAAGCTAAATTTGATTACAAAAAAGGTGCTAACATGGAAGGTAAATCTAAAGTCGTTAAAGCTGAAACTAAAGAAGGTAAATACGGAATGAATAAAGGTGATAAATCTAAAACCGTTAAAGGTGATAAAGATTATACCACAAAAAAAGGAGATACTTTAAAAAGAAAGGCCTTCGAAAAAGAAGAAACTAAGGAAGCTGCAAGAACTTATGGTATGGGTTCTAAAGAAGGTAGAGGACTGAGAAAAGGCATCACTCCAAACAGAAACTTTGTTTATGGTAAGAATGGTGTTAAAACTGAATCTACTCAAGAAGAAGTTAGTATGTTGAGAGAAAAAAATGAAGAGTACAGAAAAGCATTAAATGTTTTCAGAGAAAAACTTAATGAAGTTGCTATCTTTAATTCAAACTTAGCATATGCTACTAGATTGTTTACAGAACATTCAACTACTAAGAAAGAAAAAATAAATATCTTAAGAAGATTTGATGATGTTGAAACTTTGAAAGAATCTAAAAATCTTTACAAGTCAATTAAAGACGAATTGTCTAAGGTTGAAACAAAATCAATTAACGAATCAGTTGGTTCAAAATTAAATAAAACAGTAACTACTGGTTCATCAACTACTCTAATTGAATCAAAAACTTATGAAAATCCTCAGTTCTTAAGAATGAAAGATTTAATGGGTAAATTAGGGTAATTAAAATAAAAATAAATTAAAAAAAAACAAAACAAAAACTAAAATGGGAGCATTATTAGAATCAGGTCTTGTTGGTAATATCGGTTTAAAACACCTTAAAGTTATCAAAGAAGACACAATCAACAAATGGGACAAATTAGGATTCTTAGAGGGTCTTAAAGGTCACATGAGAGAAAACGTAGCACAATTATACGAAAACCAAGCATCATACTTGATCAACGAAGCGTCATCTACATCTGATACAGGTGCATTTGAAACCGTGGTTTTCCCAATCGTTAGACGTGTATTCTCTAAATTATTAGCAAACGACATCGTTTCAGTACAAGCTATGAACTTACCAATCGGTAAATTATTCTACTTCGTACCTAACATTCAGGCATACACTGATCCAACTAACTTAGCGAACACTGGTATTCACTACGCACCGTATGGTTCACCAAACGCTGATCCTGGTCAAACACCAAATAGTGGTTATGATTACAATAACACTAAAGACCTTTACGATAGATTCTACGAAGGTAACGAACCAGCGTTAGATCCACCAGGTTTATTTGACTATTCTAAAGGACAATATTCAGCAATTACTGCTGAAGTGGCAACTGTTGCTTGGGTTGGTGATTCATTAGTTGTGTCAGGTTATGGTACAAGTGACTATAGAAAAGTATTAATCGTTATGTCAGGTTTTGCATCTGATGGTGCTGGTAAATTAATCGGTCCTGATGGTCAACCTATGGATAACGAAGCATTCTTATCAGATTTAACTATCAAAGGTGCTGCTGGTAATCCAACAACTGCTGCTAATGTTAATAACCCTTATTTATTTAGAGTTGTAACTCAAAGATATGGTAAAGGTATTGTACAATATGGTAACAACAACGCAACTTTAGTATTCCCTAATAGTAAAACTGATGGTGGTCAATATGACAACTTATGTGATGCTGAAGGTAAGATCTATTTAGAAGTTGATTTACAGGTTCCTGTATGTATTACTTGCGGTGGTTCATTAGATGGATACACTGGTTCAACTTTCTCTTCAACAACTGCTAATAATAACGCATTCACAGCTACTTACAGAATCTATAAAAACTTAGAATTTGAAGATAGAATTGGTGAGGTATCGTTTGACTTAATGTCAGTTACAGTATCAGTTACTGAAAGAAAATTAAGAGCACAATGGTCTCCTGAAATGGCACAAGACGTTGCTGCGTTCCATAACATAGATGCTGAAGCTGAATTAACGGCTTTATTATCTGAGCAAGTTGCAGCTGAAATTGATCGTGAAATCTTAAGAGATTTACGTAAAGGTGCGGCTTGGAACTTGAGATGGGATTACAACGGTTGGAAGCGTTTAGGATCAAGTGCAATTCCATATACTCAAAAAGATTGGAACC